GAGATAATCATAACCACTCACATTAACATCATCACCAGAAAAACTAGTTAATCCATCATCCATTACAAAAGAAACATCAGAAGTAGAAGAAATTGTGCTTACATCTAAATAACTAGCACTCCCATTAGCACTTCCGTTTCCAAACTCTCTCCAATGAAAAGTCTTGGCTACTTCATGTAGATTATCTTCGTTGACTGATGTGGTATGAGCTTCAAAAGTAGGATAGAAAGTATTGTTCGCTACTGAAGCATTCGCCTTTGCAGTTGCATTAGTAAGTGATGAGGAATCAGCTATACTTTTTGCATTAGGTGGTATTAGAGTTACACTTGTTTTAATCACTCCACTACTGTCCACCCACTTCACAACTCGTTCACCATTATAAGGTCGATAGTACGTTGAACTATTCTTCCAATTTTCTACACCTAACGAAGTTGCTGTATCGATATAGGATGTAACAGAAGAACCAGAGGTAAACCCATTAAAAGGATCGTAATGCGGAGTTTCGCTTACATTAAACTTCTTCCCATAACTAACCACATTCTGACTAGGGATCTGAATCTTTGATCGGTTTGCAGTTGATGTAGTGTCTTGGGCGATTAGTTCGATGCCATTAATATGATATTCATCAGCATTAGTATTTAATATTTTAACAGTATTAATCCCCAATACTGGAGTGCTACTAGAATGAAACGATAAGTTTATGACACTTCCATCATCGACATACCGAGTAGACAAAGGAGAATCAACGGCTATTTCTAAATCGGTTGGTTCAACAGTTCCCCCATTTAACACAACTCTTAAATGATCATTGTCTGCAGCTGTAAATCTAATAATATTTGCATCACTGAAATAACCAACTATTTCTATAAAATTAGTGTCAGTTGCTACCTTAGAAATTTTAATTCCGCTACCTTTGGTATTATACTCTTGTTCAAAATTGGCCCCAACTGCTCTTATCCACTCTCTCCCATCTATACTATAAACATTATTTCCGTGAGTAGCAGTTTCCTGCTCAAGTAATTGTAGACTTTTGAACTTATGCCTTTGACTCCCAAAATGCCCACCAATACGAGGGTCTTTGATTGGTTTACTGCCAGCAATGTTGGTGTAGTAATATTTCCTCCCATCTGCCTGAACTGTTCCATAAGCAGTGCTTACAGCAACTCCGTTATATGTTCCTGTTCCATGAGTTGTGGTTCCATCAAGTAACTTTGTAGTTGTCCCAGATGCAACATAAGCAGGATACAGAACCCCAGGAATGATATGTGGTGTCGTTCTACCAGCAACATTGAATTCACCAGTAGCACTATCAACGTATAGTGTACCTTCTTGTACTGTAGGATTTGCTTCGGGTGTTAAGTGTATTGCCATTTTAAATAATCTGTAATTGACCTGAGACTGTTAAGGTTCCAGAAATTGTGATTGGCCCCACGAGACATGCGTTTTCGTTTGCCTTAATTTCAATATCTGAGGAAATGGTAGAAGGGTTTCTCAGGATACCTTGGTTGTTTGCTTCGTATCCTGTGAGTCCTGAATTGTCTGCTTGCACTGGTGTAAAAGCACTAGGATCTATGGTTCCTGTTCCATATCTTTTCATTATGCACTCTCCAAGACTGACATAACCACATCTACTCCTGCACCTGTGGGTGTTACATTTATTTTATCGTTATCTTTTATTACTACTTTACCTTGTATTACTTCTATTGCTCCACCTACTGGTATTTTAGCATTTTCTAATAATGATGTAGTATCTACCTCTACTTTTACTGTAGCAGTCGCACTAGAACTTGTGTTTGCTATATTAAGACCAATAATTACATCGGTAGTTGTGGCTTCTCTTACTAATATATCACTAGCACTAGAAGCTCCAGCAGCTATAGTTTTTTTGTAGTTGTTAAATGCCATATATTATCCTAACGCCAAAGCAAGAGCAGTGGCTTGTGAGTCTGTGTATGATTTAGTAGAAGCATGGTTATCTGCGGTTGGTGCTCCAGATAACGTAAGAAGTCCTGTCATCGTATCACCTGATTTAGAAACTTTAGATGAGATAGCTCCTACTTCTCCTGCCACTATTGCTATGTTTGCGACTACTGTATCTGTACCTAAGACCTTTAAGTGACCATCGCTACTATTAGCCATTGGATTTGTACCTAATAAACCAATCTCAGTAGCTTTACCCGCAACTGCACTTATTGCACCTGTGGCTGTTGTACCATCCTCTAAATCAGCTACAGTTTGTATTTCAGTAGCTTTCCCTGCGACAACTGAAATGTTATTAGTAGGACTTATTTGACCTGCTACTGTAGTTACATTTGGAGCTATGTTTCCTACAGCAGTTACACTCGCACCAATACCTGAGTCAATATCTACTTTCCTCGCTGCATCATTGTTAGCAGTTGGTTGTGCTAAGTTCTTGATTCGTTTATTTCCAGCATCAAAGGTACCATCGGAATCTGCGGTAATACTAGACTCCGCAGTATCCAAGGCTTCCTGGGCTACGTGGAATGTCTGGAGGGCACTATTGTCTAAGTCTGCTTCTGTTAATACTGAGGCATTAGCAAAGTCAATTGTACGTGCTGTTTTGTTAGCTATACGATATACGGATATAGTGGTACCACCAGTAAATGTATTGGTTTTTAGTACTACTTTTTTATTAGTAGTGTCTAAACTATAATTAACAGTTGACCCTCCAGTTCCATCTGTTAAAAGAGTAGTATCGTTATACACTGTTAAAGTATCACCTATATCAGTATTATAATCTAAACCACTATAAGATATAAGTGCTTGTTGATTAGGGGATGTTCCAGTAATCGTTAAGTCACTATACGCTGTTTGTGAGTATGTTAATGGCATTGTTAATTAATATTTATTCCTAGTTTTTGTTTATATTCTGCTTGTCTTCTAGCTTGAAATATTTCATTACCTTTATTAGGATATTCTTTCATAAGAGCAATCTCTGCTTTTTTTCTATATGTACGTTTAATTGACATTAACTCTTTTGCTTTTAAATCATCAGGTAACTTACGATAGGTTTTACTAATAATTACTTGTCGTAAAAAAGATTCTAAATCTTTACCTTTATATTTAACAGTGCCCATTAATTGTTGGTACCTACTCTGTTGTTCCGCAGATAGTGGTACATCATCAATAGAAACATTTATATCATCAGATAACCCTGGAGTATTTAAACGTATTATTTCATTTAAAACAAAATTGTCTTTTTCTTTTCTAAGTTTAAGAGGTAAAAGACCACCTAAAGTATACATAGGATACTGAGAATTTATTACTTTTTCTCCAGTTAACCAACTATACTTAGGTGCTGTTTTTGCGTAAGGCATTCCAAAATTACGAAGAACTTGGTCACCTAAAGAATCAAAAGACCACTCAAATAAACTATTAGTACTCCTTAACTGTACATCACTATCTCTAGCAAAAATGCCTATAACTTGACCAGGGGCTTTTACAGAAACCATTGAAGCAAATATATCTTCAACAAATCTTTCTGCTCTAGCCATTCCAGTACCGCTTGTAACTGCTTCGATACCATCGGTTAGATTTTTTAAACCACGAGTAAATGATTCTTCTTGAGCAACATTAGTCATACTCATTATATATGCCATTACATAATCACTTACTTCTTCATCTCTAAACATACTATCGTCTTTTGAATACCTAATAGTATCCATCATATCAGCAGCTACTTTAAACGGAGTACTATATGGAGAAAATCTTCCGTAATCTACCCATACATTTCCTACCTTAATTGAGTAAGGTTGATGTTCTTCTAGCCATGCTTTTCGTAGTTTAAAATCCTTTGGTCCTGCACCAGTAATGCGATCTGAAGCGACTAAGAAAAATGCAGTAGCAGATAATGCAGTACCTAATCCTACTTCTGTTCTAGCTTTAAGAGCTACCATAGGGTCATCACTCCTAAGTCTTTCCATTAACTTCATCGGTCTTAAGAGATGAGTAGCAGGGGTTAATCTAAGACCTTTAGCAATTATATTTACTGGAGTTCTTACAAATGGAAAAAATACTTGAAGGTAGGGGTTTCTCTGTATCATTTCTCGTGCATGTTTTAAACCTATAGCAGTTAAATCTGATCCTTCAAATAGTTCTTCACTAGTAAAAGAGGCTTCCCTAGCATACTCTAGTGCCTTAAATCTTTTTTCTTTTAGTTTAGTTTGTTCTAATGCTAATAAGTTAGGATCAAGTTTAGAAGAAACTACTTTAGTATCTGCTTGATCTGTATCTTTTAAACCTCGTCTAAGTCTATATAAGTCTTTTTCAGATAATGCTTGCCCACCATCTTCAAAAGAATCTTTCATTATACGTTCACGAATACTACTCTTTAAAGCATCTTTCTCTAGCTTAGTTCCGTTTTTTAATACGAGAAGTTGTTCGTCAGATAGGTCAGCCATTTCTTGACCAAACCTTTTTCCAAAATAATTTAATTCTTTATAGAACTCATCAGTAGCATTAAGTAATTTATATGACCATTCTCCTGGTTTTCCTGTGAGATTTATTGCGTGTCTTAATGCTGATCCTGCCTTAGTATTCATAAATGAATTTTTACCTAAGTCAGATGCTCCAAACAAATACTCTGCACTACCTCTATCTATAACTCCTTCATACTGTGTAATGTTAGGATCTAAGATTGCTTTGTTTTCCCTAAAGGCTTTTGCTGCTCTACCTAAAGCCATCCTTGAACCCCACCATATACCTGCAATTTGTCCTTTAAGTTCCCTAGAGATCATTTCTCTCGTAGCACGATCACCAATAGGATTAAGATTATTCATGACTAGTTCACTAACTGGCCTTAAAACAGTCTCTATACCATTGGATACTAAGTTGATACCTAAGGTAGGTACGTTTAACAAAATGTTTCTACGGAACCTCTCAGAAAGAAAATGGGATGGTTTATGAGCACTCGTATCTTCTTTGGCTATTCTAAGTATTCTAAATCTTGATGTACTATTTAGGTCACTTCCTGCTCGTCCTGTTGTTTCTGCTGCTTCAACAATTAATTTAGCTTTTTGTTCTAGTTTTTGAATGTAGTCGGCACCTTTATTAGTATTATAAAGGTTTTGTATATCAACACCATCCATGAATTTCATAGGATCTTCAGGTAATCTAACATCCATCCGTCCCATAGCAGTAGTACGAGCACTACCTTCTTGAATAGCTTTACTATATGCTCCTATCCTACCCATGTTAGGCATCATTAACTCTAACTCATCTAAACGAGCCAAGGCTTGTAATTTTTGATTTTCAGTAGGAGAATTTAAAATTAATTTTGCAGTATCATTTAGTTCTTTTGTGTACCAATTGATTGCAGTTTTACCAGCAAATAATAAACCACCTAGTTCCTGCGAACTCTTAGCACTTTCTCTTAATTTACCTAGAAAATCTCCCATACCTAAGGTAGTGAGGTATTCTTCTGCTTCTACCTCGTACTCATCAAAACTTACTTTATCAGGAGAAAGTTTCTTCTTTGCTTGTTTATAACCATTACTTAAAGTAATTAGTACTTTGTCAAATGTCTCATCATCTTTAACTAAGTAATGGTCTTTATTAAAATAAGGAAGGTCAGTTTCGTAACTTAGTCTAGTCTCATCTAAATCACCTGTCTTTACTTTTTCTATAATCTTTTGTGCAATCTTCTGAGAATCAAAGATTTTATCTTTAGGTATTTTAGATGTTTCTCTAGGTATAATCTGTGGTTTAGTATCTAATGTAGGTTCACTAGGTTGAGTCTTGGGTTTTATTTTTGGTTTGCCAGCAGGTACAGTAGTCCTTTTAATTGTACCATCAGACATTTCTTCAACTACTTCTTTTGTTGATTCTAGTTTTTCTAAATCATCAATGTCTTTAGCTAGTTGTTTTAAGTCACTATCTAAATTAGTTTCTATTGCAGTAGCTTCATCAGAAGACTTAGCATACTTAATTCCTCTAATAGCACCTACAACTTTAAACAAACCATCTGCTGTTGCTCCAATACCAGCATCTTCAAATGCTCTCTTTAGGAGTGCCATTGGTAATGGATCATCTGGTTTAGACCTTAAGGCTTCAAAGAGTGGCTCAGTAATATCAGGTCCAACATCTGCCATTATATCTGCCAAGCGTTCTTCGTAAGGATCTCTTACTAAAGATGCACCTGCTTCAGCCACAGCACTTCTAGCAAACCAGTTTTGTATTGGTACAACTTTTCTTAGTAATAAAAAAGAAGCTAAAGCATTAGATATTGCTTCTGATGTTTTGAATGCAGTTGTATCTTCAGGAGGAATATAAGTATTAAGTTTATCTTGATACCAATCTTTTACTTTATCTACTTCTTGTAATCGATAATCACCTTCACCTATTAATTTATCAGCACTCCAATCGAGGAGACCATTCATATTATCAGCAAACTGACCTGGAATCTTTAGTATTCCCCTAGCACTTCCTTGACCTATATCTCCTAAGGTATCTACTAGTCCACCAGATTGAGCGTATATGTCTTCATTTTCTAATTCTTTTATTCTTTCAGGGCTTAAATCTATTTGCATCGGGAATATTAAAATGTTCGTCTAATAGTTGAGCTAAAAATGAAAATGCTTCGTCTGGTTTTCCAAGAAAATTAGAATACAAAGTACCATCACTTCCTCCACCTTCTCCTTCTAATAACTTGTTTATCATTTGAACCATTCTATTATCATAAACTTCCACACCACTTACTGTTTTCCAAGGAGTATTGCTTTTAAAAGCGAGAAATATAGTATCTCTATCTTTTAAGTATTGATTTTTATCAGTGTAAGGAAATTTATCTTCTTTAAAAGTTTTATCAATAAAACCTTTCTGAGGTAGCTTAACTATATTAGGGTGAGTCTGAATAACACTTAGTTTAGTATTATCTTCATCTTCTTTAATTAAATAAGATTTTAAAAAGTTTTGATCTAAGGCTTTATCTGCAATTGCTCTACTTAGTTTATCATCTAAGTCTGTTTGCGATATATTAGGGTTTTGTTCTTTTAATTCTTTTTGTTTTTCATAACCATAGTCTAAGAGTGCCCTTCGATACCTATGTGCATTACGGACTCTCTCAACATCTTTAGGATCACTCTGTTGAAACTCAGCAAACCAATCCTCTAAAGATTTTCCTGCACCTACTGGTTTCTTAGTAATTAACTTGAGTGCATCATTTCTAGCTACAGTTGCTAAAGAATCTTTTTTAAATATTCTATCTCTATACTGTTTATCAGTTAGTTCTTTTTCTAAGTCTCCTATTTTTTTGGGATCTAGTCCTAGTAATACTCCATCTTCTCTAATTTTTTCAGTAGTAGTATTACCAGTACTAACATCTATTTCTAAATTTTTAAGAGCTAACTCTTCTTCGAGTGTAGTGTGTGAACCTATACTTATCCTTAGTTTCCGAGCCTCATCTCTTTCACCTAAGTCTTCTAAGGTTTCGATTTGCATCTCTAGTGCTCGTAAAGATTTACTGTCAATAATTAATTTACCACTACTATCCCTCTGTATATTTCTTAGTATAATAGATGTATTAGCTTTAGCGTTCTTTTTTAATTCTTCTTCTTGTCTTTGTTTTAAAGTGTACTCTCGGTTAGCTTTGTCAATTATATTTTGTTTAATCTTTTCTTCATAAGTTCTTTTAATTTTAATTGCTGGACCTGAGGTACCCCATGATGCACCATTTTCTGTAGTAATAAAATCTATAAGTTTTAAAAGGTCTACATCATCTTTTTGTAATGCTAATTCAGCAATTTGAGTAGCAGCTAAGTTGTTAGCTTGAACAAAATCTCCAGTTATATCTGCATGCTTATTAACAGTATCAGATATTGTTTTTCGCAACCCATGTAATACATTTGCTTTTTCGTAGTTCTTATATTTTTTATATGCCTTTTCTCCTTCACTTCCAACAGGAGCATTTTGAAGAGATTGTTCAATAGCTTTATTTATGCCGATGTACTCGCCTTTTTCATCCTTAGCAAACATTTCATTTACTAAAGGATCTTCTTCTGCTACTTGAAATGATCTCCTTAGAATACCTTCAAAATCATTTTCATTAGGAACATCAATTCCTTCTGTTTTTAAACTTTCAATTATAGTAGGTAATTCATCAAGTAATTCACTTAAGTCATTAATTTGTCCATTTGTAATAGTACTTAAGTTATTTCCTACTTCATCAATACTATTAACTAAATTTTGCTGATAAGCAGCATCGGCTTGCTCTGACAACAATTGTCTTCTTTGAGCACCCCATGCTTGTTGTATTACATTTTTAAATTGTTCTTGAGTAGGAACAAATTCTTCGTTATAAAATTCTTTATCGTAGAGGTCTAAGCCATTTGTACTTTGAAACTCCTGGTCATATTTTTCTATAGCTTCAAAAAACTCTTCATCACTTAAATCTTTAGGTATCTTATCGAGCATAGAAGTTAACCCAAGTCCATAACTACGACCTAAGTTTTTAAGCCAGGATCTTTGATAACCTTCTATAAAAAACTCATCTCCTTCTTGATTACCTAATGCTATTCTTCTTTGAGTTTCTTTACGTTCTTCCGTAGTCTGTTGTCTAAATGTAGCACGACCTTTAGCTACTCCTGCCTTCTTATCTGATTGAAACTTAGTACCTAAAAATTCAGTAAGTGAAGGTGCTAACTGGGCTAACGCATTAGCCATCTGTGCCTCATTAGATTTACCTTGAGGTGCAGCTTTAGGTTGATAAGAGGTTCTACTAGGAAGTCCACCAGTTTGTAACTGTGCGGTTTGTTGTAGAGGTCGCAACCTCGTCTTCCTATCTTTAGCCATTATTTTAAGTTATGCAAAAGAGGTTTCTGGTAATTCTTTTATAGTATCTTTATCATCAAACCTACCACCTAGTTTATAGTAAGTAGTACCTGCATCTAAACCAGCCGTAGCATACTGTAACGCATTAGCAGTTGCACTTTGACCAAAAGCACCTTGATTAGAATTAATTTGATTTAATGCACCATAGTAAGCATTTTGTGCTTCATACTTAAGACCTTCTCTTTGTAAAGAAACACTTCGTAAGTTAGTGGCTACATTACCTCTTATAACTCCTATGTTCTTTAGTTGTTGTCTATCAATATCTTGAAGTTGTAAGTAAGGACTAATACCCTCAACCCCTGCTTCACCAGTACTAGTAATTGCAGTACCAGTAGCTTCCAATGCTTTTACTTGTTCTGTTAATTGAGCGTTACTCGCTTGAGCAAGCGTTTCTTGTTCTTGTTCACGCATCCTACGATTTTTTTCGTTTAAAACTGCTATATCGTTGTTAAACTTATCACTCGCTATACGTGCGTTCTCTTGGGCAATTCGATTAGCTTCAGCTATTTGTTGCCTCTGTTCTGCTTGTTGTTGAGATGTGACAGCAGCAGTAATAGCTAATTGTATTAATGCTATAGTTCCTGGATCTGCACCCATATATCAACCCCTCGGAGAACGTACTACCAAGAATCCCTCGTACTCTGCGGATTGTAATCTACTCGGCAAATGTTTATTATTTTGTATCTCTATAATCACGTTGTCACTCTTGGATAACACAGGGACTCTAAAGGTTCCCGATTGTAAGGTTTGTTTGTTTAAGACAGTAGAACCTACAATGACCCCACTAAATGTATTTGTCCTCGCTACTCTCCCACTACTCGGTAATGGAGTAACAACTACTTCAAAGAACCCTGACTCACTATAATTAAACGACATGTTACGTATCTGTAACCTAGCGATCTCAACAGTTACTTCGTTTTGTTTATATACTTGTTCGCTTACTCGATACTTAAATGTAAATGGGATACCTGCGAATACTGATTTACTTAAGGTTAGTTGAGCACTCACATCACTCTGAGTAATAATCTTACCTGTCTGTAGAATATACTGTACACCTGTGGCATCAGCGTAAGGTATCGATGTTAACCCACCTGTCTTAAGTTCTACCCTTCGGTCCAAGTGAACACTCTGAGAGTCATCCATTACTAAACTTGCAGGGTCAGTGGATAAGGTAAGTTTCTCTAAGTATAGTTTGGAACTCCTCTTGATGAGTAAGAACACATCTGATCCTAAGATAGACATGCTCAGTACTTCTCCATCAAATGTCCATGTGGACCAGGATGATTGAAGTTTATCTGAGCCTGACCAGAAGTACTTATAAACGTATAAGTTCTTTTTATCTGTATTACCTAATGCTAGTAAGATGTCCTCGTTAGAGGATGAAGCTAGTTGCACTATGTTACCCTTAATGTACTCAGGTACATGTGCGGTAACCTCTTGTGCATCAGAGGTCTCAGTAGAGATGTCTAAGAAGTACTCACGGACACCTGAGAAGCTACCTCTCTTGAAAGGAAAGTAAACATACCTACCAGCAGGTACAGGTTTGGACCTCGTGTCTACCTCAAAGTTAGTTGAGACATCAATGGATACAGAAGTAGGGGTTAATAGTTCTCCTGCGGATACCTTAAATTGCTGAAGGTCTGAGAAAATAAGAAGACTTTCGTTAAAAGGAATTGCGTGTCGTAATATGGAGACCTGATTATTTGAAACTGCAACATCGATTGGTTCGCTATCTAAGATGGTTAATGTAGTAGTGGAGAATAGATTAAAGAACCCACCTGCTTCACTAAAGATTACATTCTCGTCACTCAAGAAACCTAAGCGATTCCTATGGAAAAACACATCGTTAATCTCAAAGTCAGTAAAGGATGGAAAAGGATTGGTATCGTTATCTCCTACAGTCCTCGACTTCCAAGGTGCTTGTTCAAAAATAAAATAAACTTTGTCACCATCAAATGCCTTTCGTAACTGGTGAGGCATTGTCTCAGCGTTAAACTTTAATTTGTATTCATCATCAGTTACATTTGTATATCTAGGTTTAACAGTTTCTTTCCACGATTTACCATTCCAGTAGACATAAAAGTCATCCTGGGCTTCCTTAGTATCACCTCCTACTTTAATAGTGAAACCATTGGTATCATTATCTACTTCGATATTAGTTCCATCGTAACCCCACTCCGCTTCTTGAGGTAATGTAGCAGGTAGTTTACCGAATGATGCTACTTCTTTATGTCCTACAAAAGATGTTATGTCGGTACCGCCACTACCATCAGATACTGTTACATCAAAATCTACACTATTAGAACGAATGTAAATATGGTTTTCATCAGTATTGTAATGTACTGTAAACGTATCAACTTCTGTACCTATAGCAACTTCAGTTGCATCTGCTGTGTACGCTGTACCTACCTTCCATTTAGTAGCATCTCGTATATTAGTGTGCGTTAAAGCATTGGTTATAACTAAATCAGTTATTACATTACTTCCTGCGGTTAATCCTGAACTACCAGTAGCTAATGATTTTGCTATATTAGAAGTCTTAGCTGCTTCTTGGTTATTAAGTTGTGTAGTTGATGGGGCTGGTGTTCCAGCACCAGTTGTATTACTTTTTACTACTCCATCAGGAGTTTTAGCACTAGCAGTAAACTTATAAGTAGTGCCTGATTTAACAAACGATACATTAACAGTGTACGTAGATTTAAAATCACCTCCTGCTACGTATACATAGGCTTCGTAGGGTCTCCTATGGCTATACTCAGAAGTACTCCTAGTTACTGTTTTAGTACGATTAAGTATAAAGGTATAATCAGCTACAGTTGTGGAACCAAATGTTTCTTGTGCGTTGTTACCACTGAGTACAGTTAAGTAATTTGTTTGAGTAGGTGTTAGTGCATCTTTATTAGTATTTTTATAGACAGGTATTTCATTACCTGAAGCAGCAGTTGTAGTATTAGTAGCATGATAAGGAGCATACTTACCTATTAAATCAAATACTTTAATACTATTATTTGTGAGTACTGCTACGTATGCTTCCTCTTCATCCCTCTGAATCGTATGTATAAACGCACTACTATCACTAAAGCTACTATCTACTTCGGCTATATGTTGTGTCCCAGGTCTCTTCTCTAAACCCCTAACTACCGAAGATAACCCATTCTCTTGTATATCCCCTTGGGTAGGTAGCCTCAATGAAGGTGGTTGTTGTGACACCCCATTAATTAAATTAGGTATAGCTCCAGATACTAAGGGCATATTAAGAAGACGTTTCGGTTAAGGTGTTTGTTATGTAATGCTCTCCATATATGTTTCTATCTAATGGAGCAAACGTGTCATAGTTATCAAAGATGTTAAAGTCTGCTGTCTCAGCGTGGTAATCTTGTAACTCTATGTATGCTTGTTGTTCATCTTGTAGCTGAAACCCATGTATATTAGTTGAACTTAAGACTCTATCTTGGAATATACGTGCTGATCTAATTGTTATGTACCTTCGTGCTACCTCTGGTATGTCGGTAAAGTCTAATAAAATAACTACATCAACTGTGACTGCATCAGTAAAAGTAAAACTATTACCTATTCTATCATAGAGTTTTCTACCTCGTTCAACGATGTCTTTACTTGAGGATCTTAAAGTACCTCTAGTGTCCACACGTAAGTAATTATCTGGTAAAACTATTTGGTTATCAGTGTTAGGACTTAGCGATAGTTTCAAGTCAGTGTTAAAAATCCAACCTCTACTCTGTGTCTCTTTGTTAACACTTTCTAAAATAGTTTCTGCTAACTCAGCATCTTCTAATCCAGATATTAAAGAGTTAACTGGTGCTTCACCTATACTCGTGAGCATCACATTAACTGCTTCTAGTTTAGTTGTAGGTTGGAGTGTAGCCATTGTTAATATGTATTACTTGCTAGTATTTTTTTCTTTACCTTCTTCTTCTTTTTCTTCTTTTTCTTTTTATACTTAGAAGTAGGATCATCAGATACAGTTGCACTTCTTAAGTCACCTTTAAATATTGAAGGATGAGTAGGTAAAGGACTTTTCTTTTTCTTAATCTTTAAGTTATCCATGTGTATTTAAAATGAGGAAAGGGGGCAGAGCAGGCCCGAACACGCACTAAACTTCTGATACCCCCTTAAATGGATGCAATCCTATGATTATCCAGTAGATGCGTGTTTAGACTTACATGCTACTGCCATCGCAGGACGGAGAACGTCATGTCCCATCGCATATTTGGACACGACTAGAGTACCTTGTCGATCTATCTGGTACTCGGATTCGACAGAAAGATCCATGAGCTTAACTGTAGCTACAGCATCTTTTGCCATTACGAAGAAACGAATCTTCTTTACTTCATCAATAAGGTCAACTGAACCTCCTGCATCGAGACCACCATCGGCACCTATATTACTACCTTTATTAATAACAGCGGTATAATCAGGATCACCATCGTTTACAATATTGTAAGCAGCGTTTCTTCCTGACTCTCCACTAATAGGTACTGGTCCTGCCGTAGCATTTCCAGTGGCACCAGCAGCACTTAAGTTGAAGATTGAATTGCTCCAAGTTCCTGCTGAACTAAAGGAACCGAAGTGTGGTGTGGTTACAATTGGAATACCTGCAATTGTAGGTGCTTGCATAGAACCAATAGCACCAGTACCACCAAAGTCTCTATTAAATACAGCGAGATCAGTTGCGGTATCAGCAGTAGTACTATCGAAGAGATCGTAGTATGAGTCAGTACTCATAATACAAACTAATCCATCGAGAGGTGCTCCGATCTTCTCAAGTTCTCGCCTAGCATCCATGATGGCTTTAACGATAAACTTAGGTTTTCGAGAGTCACTTCCGTTTGCATTACTTCCGATTGTGATGTTAGCGGAGAAGTCTTCTTGATCAAATGACTTATAGTTGTTGATCAATTTACCCGCACGTTCTACGTTAGTTGCCAAAGCAGCCTTAGTGAGAATACGTAAAATATTCTGGTCAGCTACTTTTGAAAGTCCATATCCTGCTTCTTGAGTGTAGACATTTCTAACATCATAGTGTTGAATTGCCTCGTCAATTTTAGGAATGAACTGAGCGTTAATTAAGAGGTCATCAATAGTGACGAGTCTCTCTGAGTGTGATGCTACTGCATCGGGTGCAATACGATTACCTGGAGTATGGTAAGCAGCATCCCTATATTTACCTGTCATGATAAATTGGGCTTCCTTACCTTTTGAAATGGTCCTCACTCTACCGAGAGGCATCATTACGTTCTTTGTCTGGAACGCAGTCATAACCTCACCTGCGTACAGTTTGAGGAACAATTCTCTAGGATCACTACCAGCACGATCTGGAGTACCAGCACCACCTACGTTACGTACACCACTACGAATACTTTGGTATTCATTAGAGCCATGTTGAAATGTAGCCATTATTAGCCTTTCTTGTTTATGTTAAGCATGTACACATGTGCATACAATCTAGTAAACAAGAGTTCGTACTAGGTTCTCCCTCGCAAGGGGCAAAGTCTAATATCTTGAGTACGGATAATACTGCTAAATGTTACATAATATTTGATCGTGATAAACGATCTGTTACTTCCCTACGATACGCAGGGTCATTATGGTATCGAGGGTCACTCATGGCAGACGTTAATTGTTGTACGGACTCATAACGACTACCCATTCCTTCACCACCCGAACCCGATACTAGGTTTGGTTCTCCATCTTGGTTTGCTAAAAGGTACCTCGATGCTAAACCTTGGATAGCAAAGTTGATTTGGTTGTTGTCTGCGGATTCCATCATGTGATTAAAGGCTTCTATCTCATATTGATCTAAATTATCCGAAGCCCACTCTGTCATCATATTATAGTTTTCCTGACCACCAACCGACTCATACACACTAGATTCTATTTGTTCAGCCATAGCCATCTGACCTTCCAAATAGTTATCTACCAATTCTGATGGTATCCCTGCTTCGTCTAATGCCTTATAAGCTGCATCAGAGAGTCCACCAGTATTGTTAAACTCTTCCTCAAACTTTTGATAGTCTAAACCATAACCTTCTAGAAAACTATCTATGTTGTTTGAGGTTACTTCATCTCCTTCTTCATACTCTTCGACTTCTTGTGGTTCCTGAGCATACTCTTGTGGTTCCTCTTGGTTTCTTGTGTGGAACTCTTGCTCTAAGTTTTGGTATGCATCAGCTAGTTCCTCAGCGGAACCAAACTTTTCAGGTAACCATTCGGGCCGATCATCTGATACTTGCTGTACACCTTCTACTTTTTCGAGCATCTCCTGCACATGCTCTGCGTTCTCAATAGTAGTATCGTGTTCTTCTGGGCTATGAGTTTGAATTGCATCCATATTAATTCTTTACTCTTCTTCGGGTTTTTCTTGTTTTTCTTCTTCCTTAATTGGAAGTAATCGAAGTGTTCTCTCTGTTAAGTCCACTTTACTTTTTCTTCTTTTTAGGATGTGGAATTCCATGTGATACACGGATTTCTCTAGCTGATTTTTCTACCTGTTCTGGTGATGATCCATGTCTAGCAATTAATTTTTGAAAGGCACTCACTGCTTCATCTTCAGTTTTAGTAGTAAACTTTTTACCTTTAAACTCAAAAGTTTTTTTACCTGCTTTCTTTGCTTTAGCAAAAGCACTTTTAAAATCAGCTAATTTAATTTGTTCTCTTGAAGGAGTTTTAGATGCTCCTTGTACACGTTTGTTAACATTTTTTAGAGACATGTGCTCTTTGAACTTATTCAAAAGAGAGTCACTAGTATCAGTTTCTCTAAGTCTTTTCATTACTGTTGTCCTTGTTGTTTAATACCATCGGCTACTTGTTTCACCACTTCAGGGTTCTTAACGGCACCTTCGACTACCTTACCCATCACTTGTGATTGTGCTTGTTGTTGTTGTGCTTGCTGTGCTTGCATCATCTCTTGTTGCTTTTGTTCCTGTGACTTAATGAGTCCGTCAGTATCAATGCCAAGAGATGCACCAAGACGATCAAGATAATCAGGTACATTTAACTCCTGGGTTAAGACCTGTGGTCCTAAGGGTTGGAGGTATTGAAGGAAAGTACCTAACTTGTTTAAGTCTTGTCCTCTACCTAATGCCTCAATACCTGTAACAATTTCAGGTTTGAGTGAGTCCTTAGGAAACTTAGGCATCTTCTTTTGTTCTTCTAATCTACTTAATAGGAGAGTAACCAAGGGTACCTGGAACTCCTGTGATAACACGGAATAGACACCGCCTAATGCCATCTCTAATTCCTGGGCAGCGAATCTAATTTCCTCTGCGGTTACTCTCTCCGCTTGTCTCTGTACTGCGGAGTTGAGTAAGAAGGCAAACGAGATCCGTTCTTGTATCTGCCTCGCTACCTCTTGTGCTACCCTAAAATCATTAAACTTATTTACTTGTAATACTGAGACATCCTCGCCTGACCCTTGTACAATGGCACCATTGGGTGACTCTGCGAGTGACCTAAGTTTAGTGGTACCATTAGGTCTCACCATGAAGAGTACCTTCGCAGCAGCAGCCGATCCCTCTACAATAGAACGAGTTAAGGCTTCTAAACTTTTGAGGTCACCGATATACTCTTCTACAAATCCTCGTCCATAGTCCTCTGAATCAATCCTCGTGAATCTCAATGGTATGAATGGATTCTTGTCTTCCTTGTAAGTTCCGTATGAACTTTCGATTTCTTGTCCTTCGACCTCTTGTCTTACTTCCCATCCTGATTCTGTCTTCTTGACACAAGTGTAAAGATCGTAATTCTTTTGTCCGTAATCGGAATTGGGTGTAGTGATTTGTGATCTTACCTCCTCAGGTAACATTAAAGGACTAAGAGATTCTACAGTAATGATCTCTTGAACATTCCCCATTGCATCACGCTTGACCACATAACGATCCAAGCGAAACACACGCATACCACCTTCTTTAGGCATGTACACGAGAGCATTCCCTGTGACTATTAGGTGTTTCAATGCTTCAAAGACAGGCACTCGTATTGCCCTCGCTTCGATCTCTTGCATCGCAGAGCGTTCAATACGTGCTAAACCTTCTTCTACTGCACCTCTCTGGTTTGGACCTACTAGGTTTTGTAAATCAAAGTCATCTATTGTTAACCTGAAAAAGGGTGAGTTAGGAGGTAAGAGTGCTAAGAGTAACTTTGATGCTAGGTTGTTTACTCCTCTAGCACCTACACTCTGAAAAGGTTGAGAAAAGAAGTTAGCACCAGTGTGACCCTCACGAGGTAGAAGTGACGGAATAGTAATCTCTGCTGCTTCCCTAGCACGTTCTAAGAATGGTTGTCTCTCTGCGTAACAAGTAGTGTACCTACCTTTTATTGTACCAGTAGGGTAACTCTGGTCATCGCTAACTTCTATTTTATCTACCATATTTGTTTATTAACTTGTTCCTACAGATGCACTTCCAGAAGATCCACCAACATTAACTCCTGTTCCACTTCCAGGTTTCACACGAAATCTACGCTTACCACTCCTAAACCTAGATGCTTTAGCTGATGGTGTATTCATAGCGAGTAAACCTTTTTTCTTTTTCTTTTTATTATTATCTTGAGCGAAAGCACCAGTAGTTCTATTAGCCATAGCTTCTGCTTGGGCTTTTGCATCTCTTTTTCGCTGTTGTTCTCGGTTGTAACCTCTCGGATCTCCCGCTAAAAAGTTACTAGTTTCATCAATTGCATGGGTAACTCCCTTTGAAAACATTGCTAAAGCGTTATTTTCATTTGGTCTAGTTTCACCAGATTGAACTTTACCTAACTCTCTTTGATTATGTGTATCTATATTTTTACCTTGTGATTTTAGGTCCGTCTGACCTGTCCTACCTCCACTGCCTGTATTAACAGCTCTAGTAAACTCATCAACTTGATGTCCTGCTCCTCGCGCTGCTCCACCCATATTATAATTTCCTTCTAAATAGTTTCCAATGTCCACCAGTAGTTCCTTCGTGGGCATCAGGTAATCTTTTGTTCATTAATTCATAGTAAGGAGATTCAGGTTCGCAGGGTATTAAGTACTCCGAACAATTTAAATTAGTCATTAGGGTGTCTAACGATTGAAATGCTAATAATGAATCTTTTCTCGATGCGTGTTTCTCACTCATCCACCAATGAACTGTTGGACTCTGAGTACTAAATGCACCTATTACTATTCCGTTTTTCATAACATAATGTGTGGGCATATATGGCCCATGACCATCCGCAATCGCTGCTTCCATAACCTCTTTATACACCTCATGTGAATCAATAGGGTGTACGGATACGTCACTAAACATAATTTATTTTATTTTTAAGGGACTCTTCACTCTGAATTGTGAGAATCCAGATTTAATACCTTTAAGTTTTTCACTAGGAGTCATGTCTTCACCTCTGACATTTGTACTTAGCACTGGTGTCTCCACTTTTCTTTTAGTTAAAGTAGGTGAAGGCATCTGGGGAGGTGCTACAATAGTAGGCATAGATGGTGGACTAGCTGCTGGACCGCACATGATTCTCGTATAAATCTTCTATATAGTTGACTACCGATTGTTGACCTAAGGTATAGGCCAACTGTTCTTTCTCTACTATGGTGCTCGGTAGTTGATTGGGGTACTTTTCTTTTAACTTGTCTACAAGTTCTTTTGAAATTGTTTCACCGATTGTAAAAGGCATTTCTTCCTATTATGTCCATTAGATGATTTCACAAGAATTACCACTACATGCGAGTTCTTGTGATGAAGTTGTGTAATCTTCTTGCTCATAAGAAGATAAGTTAGCCCACTCTAACTGTGGCATCTTTTCCAATAAGGCATCGTGTTCTTCTTTAGTACACTCTTGGTAAGGTGCTTGTTTATAAACATGATCCGAATGTGGTAAGAAAGATATACCACTAACGGAGTCAAAGTTGTCATAAACCCATGCTCCTACTGAAGTCCACTCGTCCTCTTTAACTGAAATAGTTACCGAGGGTTTATGTTCACACCAATGTTCTTGATAAACCTTCCACATTTCTAACTGCTCCAATGCACTCATATCATCTCTCTTAATACTATTCTCTGGAGATTTAATAGGGAATGAGAACACAGTAGTCATGTCTGCTTTCATCACATCGGGTTCGTTAGGTACCCCTTGGTCTTTCATCATCTGCGTAATAGGGTCTTTGTTATCCCCTCGTACAGTGCGTATGTAGTAATCACTATGACGAGAGTGTATGCCACTAGCAGAATCACAAAGTTGTGAAACTGTACCCGAAGGTTTGATGCAACTAATTGAAGCACTCTTTGGAATCTTGAGAGTATCGGCCCATTTTTCATTTACTTCTCTAGCATAGTCTCTCATCTTGTTAAGTAGTTTAGGATCTGGATTACTCGTTAGTTTGTTATCCATTATCCCTGTTAATGACACACCGAGTAACCTCTCTTCCTCACAGTTTTCTTTCCACTTCTTAGGGATATACTTAAAGTTTGTTAATGTACTCTGCCATGTACCTAAGATGGTAGCGTACTCAACTTTCCTTAAGAGATCCTTTTCCTTGTCTCCCTCTCGGATAACTACTTCAGAAAGATTACAAAATTCACGAGGTCTTAGAATGATTTCAGAACACGGATTCGTCCCGAAGTCATCTCTAGGTTCTCGATAATCAAATCGCTCGACTTGTTTTCTTGCATTGAACGCAGAGTAGATCCCACGTTCTCCTGACTTCGACTCATAGAGGGAAGCCCATTCTTTAAGGAAGGTTCCTGTGTCAGGTTTGGAGTGATAGTTTGCGGAGTTGTTTGCGAGTGCTCTATGGGCATAGTCTTCCCACCATGCTCCTGACTTGGCTTGTCGCATTTGCTCATCACCAAGATCACTGAGACTAATAAGAGCAGACCTACGAACACCACCAACCACCACGACTTCTGCTGTTTTTGTAACAATGTCATGACATTCAATTGGTCTGAGCTTTCGTCCTTTTGCATTTTCAAATATCTTACAAGTATAAAGAAATAATTTGTTAAGGGGATCAGGTCCACTTGCTCTCCCACCAAAAGTTTTAAGTACTGCTCCTGCCTTACGGATTTTACTTAAGTCCCAAGTAGGAATTAATCCTGCGTAGAGTAAACTAATTAACTCACGGAATGCTTTAGCCCACCCTAGTTTACTATCACGTACATCGATGCGAGTATCAGTAGGATGTAACTCATTAGGTACCATAGGTAACTGAGATGTGTACTTCTCTTCAACTGAATAACCAACTCCAGTTCCATTCATAAGTATGTACAACAACTCATCAAAAGACCTAAGAGAATCAATTGGTAAATATGAACAATTATATCCTGCAATGTTTTCCTTTTCTAAAGCAGGACCAGCAGTCATTAAACACCGCATACTAGGCATGACTTCTAAGTTAAGTACTGCTTTCTCTAGTTCTTCTAAAGTAGTAACATCAATAGCATAACCACTATGGTTCCTAAGATGGGTGATGAAAAAATCAAAGTACCTTCCCACTGTTTCTTCCCAAGTTTCTCTCCTTTTTTGTTCATAGTCCCATCTGGAGTATCGTGATAAGTGAATGTATTCTTGGTACTGCGTAGGTAAGTTACTCATTTTTACTTTCTCTTTCGATTAATCTATTCAAGTACACCTGTGCTTTCATGAGGTCTCTTATACCCCCTTTGTGTGAGTATCGAGATACATACTTAATAATGTTACCCTCTAAGAAATCCAACTCGTTCTGTATAATGTAATCGAGTGGTTCAATTCCAAACCCTGAGGTGTAATGTTTAGGTCTTTCAAACTCATCATGATTTAAGATCGTACTGCTCATTCTCTGGACTCCAATAGATAGGTTCACCCATTACATATTCACCATGCCTAAGTATCCTTGCCATCCTCGCATTAAGTAACGCATCATCTTCATCTAATCCTGCGTTCTTATAAGTAGAGGTAATAGCATTCCAAACGTGCTTAGGATCAAAACCAAAGTCTTCACATTCTCCCAAAATTTTTTCTGCTTTTTTTGGGCCAATGCCTGGACAACCTTGGTAGTTATCAACTGTGTCACCAGTTAATGTTTGCTTATAGAAAAGATAGTTAGCAGTGTGCTCATCTTGTTCCCATAACACTTGGTTCTTTATATCCCAATGGTTACCTGGAATTGTTAATAAGTCTTTGTCTTCACTAACTACTATTTTCTCATTACCATTATCGTATGTAGCTAAGATTCCTATGACATCATCTGCCTCTAACCAAGGTTGGATTTCGTACTCATAAGTTTCCATCACGTACTTCTTAGCAGGTACAAAACAAACTGGTTTCCTCGTAGCTTTTCTATTAAGTTTATACTTAGGGTTAATGAGTTTTCTAAAGTTATTCTGATGTGATATACACATCGTTACTTTAGTGGCATTAGTCTTCTCTTTAATGTTATTAACATAGTCATCTATGTCACACTTGACTTTCGCCATGTCACAATGGAGAGACCATAAGTCACCATCCCAATTAATAGGTACTTCATTTGCAGTAGTAGCTTTGTATATTGCTATGTCTGCATCGATGAGGAGTTGAGTAGTCATATCGTTGGTCGGTACTCGTAGGTTTGTGGATCGTTGAGGTCATAACAATATTCTGGGTATGCTGAGAAAGTTAATTGTGTTTTAGCTTTTAACTTACCCCAAGGCACAACATACACATGTGGAAACTTACAAGCACAAAGATAATCAAAGTCTCCTTCTCTATAATATTGCTTACCATCAGGAGATTTATGATCTCTCTTTCTAAGCCTAACCCTAGATGTAAAAGAATGCTTCACTTGTATCTTCTTAAAGATACCATCTCTTTCTACAACTAGATCGTAGGGTTGCGCAACCATTGGTTTACATACATTGTAAGACCACCTATGAAATAGATAAGAGACTAAGTTTTCTCCTGCTTCACCAGAGTAATGAGAGTGAAGATCAATGGGTGTCAGCCCAGTTTCTTCCGCCTCTATACTCTCCTGTGAGTGGGATTCTGAATCCGTAATACTCTCCAGAAAGCTCAATTGCGTGAACTGCGATTCGTCCGATACTATCGACATGTTCGTCCTTTACCATGAGTTGTACTTCATCATGCACAAATGCCACCTGTGCATAGTCATGTCCATAAGAGTATCCTTCTGCTTCCAACATATCGTGTAGCAATACGACCCATCGTTTACATATAATTGCACCTGCGCTCTGTAGTAATGTATTGAGTGCTGCATGTGCGGATCGAACAGGAACTCTCCTACCATCTAAGCCACGTACAAACCCATGTTTGTTTGCTTTATCTTGGACTTGCTCACGTAGTTTCCTCAACGCAGGTATTTTCTTAAGGAACTTTTCCTTTAATCGTTTACCTTCCGTTGCCCCTTTACCAATGATCTGACCGATTTTCTGGTCTCCTGCGCCATACAAGAAGCCATAAATATAAGTCTTCGCTTGGTCTCTTGTAGCGAGTCCAGCAGCTTCTTGATTGGCAGTATGAATATCACCCTCAAGTAGGATCTTGCCGTATGCACCATCGTCATAACGAGCCATATAGTGAGCCAAGCAACGCAGTTCAAGCCCAGAGACATCAATACCCAGAAGGGAAAATCCTGGATCTGTCGTAAAAAGTTCTCGACACTGCTTCCCAAAGGGTGCTTTAGTGCTCGGAACTTGAGCGAGGTTCGGATGCGAATGAGAGCAACGACTTGTGACTGACCCCATACAGTTAACTGACCCATGCAATCTCCCATCTTTCTCTAATTTCAACCATGCTTCGTTACCTTCTGCTAGTTGTCCTAATCGTTTGGAGATCATTAGGTACTCACTCATTAGTTCCGCTTCAGGATACTTAAGTTTACCGAGTACCTTCTCATCTATCTTTGGTTCACCACTAGGAGTAAACTCCTTTGGTTTCCATCCGTGTATATCCTTGAGTCTCTTGGCTATATGTTGCCGAGAGTTAGGGTTGAACTCTACGATCTTTATTTTATGATAGAGTCCTTTCTTTCTCTCACCTTCATCCACAACCCATGAACCAAATGCCTCAACTAAATCTTTGTTGAGTTGTACATTGCGATCTGTGAGTTCTTTGTATAGTTCTAATGCCTTAGGAACATCGAAGGGAAACCCGAAGTTCTCCTGCTCATAACATATCTTGGATACGCTATGCTCAAGTTCTAAGGAGTCAGGACTATAGTGTTTGTGATGACTAGTCAGGTGACTATGAAGTTTCTCAGTGAGAGATACATCACGTTTACAGTACTCAATCATCTCATCACTTAAGTGTTCCCATGCTCCTTCTTGTTCACCATAGTCACCCTTGAAGAATGAGAGTCGATGACCCCATGCCTTGAGTGCATGTGACCCATACATCTTTGAGTCCATTGCTCTTGCATCGAAGTCTTTTGCTCTCAAGTCTGGGAACGTGAGTCTCGATAGGATCAAGGTGTCGGTGTATGAAGTAGGACAAAACCCATAGAGTTTATCTAAGACACGGAAGTCAAACCCTAAGAGGTTATGTCCAATAAGATGTTGATCCTTAAGAAACGAGAGTGAGTCCCTTATGTCATCACCAGTGACAACAGTGGTCTCTCCATCACATGAATAAACTAAACAGTGAACCTTGGTTACTTCATCCAAGAGTCCGTCTGTTTCAATGTCTACAAAGATTTGCTTCGGTGGTTGTCGCATACGTTCTCTCTATGGAGTAACTCAATTTTTAAACCTAAGGTGTTAATCAAATCATGACCATACCTTATGTTAGAGGACATGTACTTCATCTCTCTTACTAAATAAATATTTAGGAGAAGAGAACTTAGTACACACATGAAGAACACTATGAACACAGCGAGTGTAACATCAAAAGTCTTGATCATTCTCTTCTTCCTCGGTGAGTTGGGTTTCACTCAATCTCCCTGTCTCCTTGGAGTAGAAGAGATGAGTAGCTATACCTGTTTCACCTGTCCATCGGTTCTTCAAGACACGTAATGTAGTCATGTCAGGATTGTCTCCTTGCTGATCTCTCTCACAACCGAACACTTGATCACTCAGTTGTGCTATGGCATGTGAACCACGCAGTTGAGAGAGACTAGTCTTGACTCCTTCTTCATGTCCTTTGTCACCACTCGGTCTACGTAAGTGAGACACGAGTATCAAACCACACTGGACTTCTTCACATAGGGATCTCAGTTTAGTCATAGCAACATCGATCATCCTACGTTCATCACCACCTTCGATACCTGAGATCACAATAGATATATGATCGAGGATGATGTACTCACAACCGAGTGCCCTCACCATGTACTTGATCTTACCTAGTAGGTTCTCAATTTGAGTGGAACCCCAATGGTCATAGAAGTATAAGTTCCCTGTGCCTAAGGTATTATCAAACCCTTCCTTTAGTTCCTCTTGATCTACCTTCTCATTGAGGTGAACTGGTTTGTTCAAGTACAATCCAACAAACCCTAAGGCACTCCGCTTGTTAGATTCTTCTAAGGCAATGTAACCTACCTTCTTATCTTGGAGCATGAAGTGATACGCTATCTCCCTACATATCAAGGACTTTCCAATCCCTGACCCTGCGGTAATCGTAACTATCTCACCTCTCCTACATCCCTTGGTCATATCATTAAGACCACTATAAGGATAATCACATGCTTCCCTTGAGTCTTCATTGGAGATTAAGTCCCATAAATCTCTACCATCTACAATCCCATCAGGACGGAAGACTTTTGCACCCCAGATAGCATCGATAATCTCTGAGTTTCTACCCTTCACGAGACACTCATTGGCATCCTTGAGTGGTAGCTTTGCTATCTTTGCTTTACCTGGGGTGAACAAGGGAACACATTCGTCCAAGGCTTTACGACCTGCATCGTCTTGGTCGAACATGAGGATCACACTATCAAAATGCTCAAGCCATTCGAGGTCTTGAGCGATAGCTTTACGTGCTCCTGCTGATCCTGTTGGTACTGAAACCACAGGCCACTTGTTCCCTTGTGCCTGTGATACCGAGAGTGCATCCAATTCCCCCTCAGTTATCACAATCATTTTTCCCCCATCTCTCCAGAGATGTTTACCATAGAGACCACAAGACTTTGTATCTCCAATGAATAAGAAATCCTTATTTGGAAATCTAATCTTCTGAGCTTTGATGGTGCCTTGATCGTTACGATAGTTTGCGATCTGAACTTTCTTACCTTTGTAGTCACCTATTTGGTAACCCCAATGGTCTACAGTTGCCTGACTAATATTTCTCTTATTTAAGGGAACGCATTCCCCTTGTACAAATTCCATACTTGTCACCTCTTTCTCTATTCCTTCGTAATAACCACAACCAAAGCACCAAGCATGTCCATCGGTGTATCTCGCTAAGTTATCTTTAGATCCACACTTAGGACATGGTTCATGTGCTATGAACTCACTCGTCTGATTCCTCATCTTCTGCAATGTGATCGAAGTCAACTCCTTCTGAAGTAATTCCCGATCCATCTTCATAGACAGCAGCTACTTCACTCACGTAGGAGAATCCAGATGCTCTCAAGAAGTTACTAAACTCAAAGAGAACATCCATTAAGTATGACCCTTCAAAGGATACTGTTACTTCTTGAAGTGGTCCTTCATTCTGTGATGAGAATGAATAAAGTGTTTCTGGTCTTTCGTCTTCCATTATTTTTTCTTAGGTTTTTGTTTGCGTACCCACTCCTTAGGTATTTCTTTTTCTGCATACAGAAAGTCATACTTCTCACACCACTCTTGGCATGTCATCTGACTCCCTTGAACACGAGAACTGAGCCTCAAGAACACGAACCTAATATCAAGATCAGGATGTTGATTCTTGATTGCTCTATGTTTTCGTTGATCAGCAGATCGGAAGTAACCTTTAGCTTCAATGTAGATTCCATTCTCTAGTATGAAGTCAGGTTTGTAGGTACGTTCAACGATGTACGAAACTGTCTCAGTCTCATAACCGAAAGGAACCTTACGGACACTCAACGCATCCGCAATGGTTTCCTCAAATTTACTTCTGTATTTAGAAGTCTCCTTCTTCTTCGGTGACTTCTTCTTTGGTTTCCTCATCTATAGGCTTGACACTATCAACAGCGAAGCCTCCCTCAACTGCTTCAAACCCAGTGTTAGCATACTCTTTGAGGTCTATCACTTGGACTGCTACGAGATCCAAGGAACACCCTGCGTTAGGTGGCTTCGGACCCCAAGGTCTAGTCTTATAAGAAACCTTGACCATACTTCCATTACCAATGGATACAGTAGAGTCAACTGGTTGAAGGTTAGCATCGACTACTGCAATGGATGGTACTCTAGTACTACCATCCTTCATGCGTATCTCTGCTTTCTGTTTGAACCTGATCTTTACAAAGTCACCCTCGACTTTATAAGGGATAGATCCCCTCGACTTCTTGTCGTGCATCGACTCATCTTTCTCAATGACTTCATCAACTTCAGCCATGATGGTCTTTGCTTCTTCCAAAGGTAAGGTCAACGTGATGTTGAAGTTACCTGGGGTACCAAAGTGAGTATCTGGTTTGAACAAGTGGGGCCACTCACATGGCCCTTTGGGAGTCACATTCATCTTCACCATATTGATATAGGTTAATGATAAATTGAACATCGATGCCTTCCTCTAAGAGTCTCGCATGGATGTCCGTGGGTACTGGGAGTCCTTGCTTAAGGAACCTCAGTAACTTTCGATAGTCTTGATTCATAACTAATGTTTAGCTTTCGGGACTGTTGGTCGATTATGTCCATTAGATCCACATGTGTATCAATTTAGGCAAAGAAATAGGTAGCACCTATCACTGAATTTATATCCAAGTTACCTCGGTCAGGTGGCTCAGGCATTGAGAGTCCAACAGATTCTTCTGCATCTCCTCTAAAGTCAGTGATAACATCATTCTCCTTGTACATCTCAACGAATGCTTCCCTTAGAGAATGTGCCATCCTCGGTACATGATGAGCATGGACACCATAAGAGTCATGGATCATTGAGTAATCTGTCACTCCGTACTTATTACACATGTGCACACTTATGGTTAAATGACTAGCATCTAGGGAGTGTACAAAATTAGGGGCACTCCCATTCCTATTGCGAAAGGTATCCATCTTATTGTTATGTTCCCTCACTAAAGGTTTTACTAATGTGCCATCTATATATGTATTAATCCGATGCTCCTTGTAATCAAAGTACTCTTGGTGTACTACAAAATTAGTGGGTGTCTTCCATACTAAAGGTCTATCCTCTTTAGCTACAATAGAAGAACAGTCTTGTATCCACTTCATACATTCACGAGCACCGATTACGATCTCACCTATTGCTTCCCATAATATCTGGGATAACCAGAAAGTAGGTAAGAACATATCGAAATCTTCCTGTGCCCAAGGATTCGGGGAACCCTTAGTGAACTCATCCTTGAGGTACTGGAGTACATACCCACGGCATGAGTGTCTAGTACCTCCGTATGGCACGACCATCACTGGTCTCTTACAGAGTTTACGATTGATAAACCCTGAGTCTCTCCATTGGATTGCCATACGTTCACCATCCTCTGCCAATGCTTCCACCTTCTTGAGTACCAAGTCTGCTACATCTTGATAGATGTCCATAGGTACATCCGATGGTAAGAGATTGGTAGCCTTACCACCGATGGGATCTCTAAGCATAGCTGAGAAATTCTGGAGTCCATTGTTAGATCCATCTAACTGTACTGGTATCCTAGACATGTATCCAAACCCTTCCTCTAAGAACTCAGACCACTCGTAGCAGAACGCTAGGAATAACCAAGGGTCATCCGCTTCGTTCCACCATCGTTCACTGAGAGGGTCTCTCGCACTCGCTATGATCTGTTCTGCATGGTCATCTACCCACTTGATGCGATCTTCAAATGGTACCTTATCAATCCCGAAACAGTTGGCCCCATGTATCGCTAACCAATCTGCCTGTTCATCTGTCTCGATGGGTTCTCCCTTACCAAAGAGGAGTAAACCCTTGGCATACTCTGGTCCTTGAGGTGTGAGGAACGAGGACACTGTGTACTTCCTACCTCTGAAGTCAGATTGATATACAAAATGAAACTTATCGTACTGACCCATCTCCCGTGCCATACTTAATGTCCTAACAAACTGAAGAACCTTAGAGAACCTTCGCGCATTTTCGTTATAGACACTAGATGCAGTTGACTTCCAACTCATAAACTCCTTCTGCATTGATGGAGTCATATCGTTCTTCTTCATTCCAAGTGGGGCAGGACATGGAGGAATATCTAAAGGTTCTCGGTTTGGTATTCCATTCCAATTTAATCCACTCTCCCATACCTTATTCATCACATCTAAAACTCTAGTGTTAGTACACCATGAAGTTTCTTGGAGTGAATTAATACACTCATACTCCAAAGGCATATCATGATGCTTCATACCTTTTAAAAACTTTTTATTAGATGTTTTAATTATAGGTATCTTAAAGGTATAGTACCCTCCGTCATTAATACCCTCCCACCTACGAGGTATAGTAATCATAGGTAGGTAAGCAGGGCATAATACCTGACCGAACTGATTAACCTTTTCTATCCACTCAACTGTACCCTTAGATGGTATAATATTTATATGTTTTCTTTTTCTAGTCTGAGACATAGTACGTACTTCAACTAGTCCAGTAGTAGCTACTAGTATATCAATCAATTTAGACCCAACTAAACATCTCTCTTGAATAGTAAATGGGTTTAATTCTTCTACATCTATATACTTCTTACATCTCTTTATTAATCCGTACCTTCGGTAGTGTCTTGATGCAGTGTGCTTAGTCATCTTCTCCTGAAGAATCTTAAACATTCTATTATCGTGATCTTCCCATACTTGTAACTTAATCTCATCCTCTATTGTCATCCCTAAATTACGAGCAATCCCTATAAAACTTTGGGTATTACTCACCATATTAATGACACTCTTTAAAGTTAAGAAGGCACATAGATCAGGGTCTAACATGGCTATCATAGGTGCTATCTTAAAGCCTTGTTCTGCTTGTCCCTTACTAGCCTTCTTTATAAATTCACTGATACCCTCACTAACCTTATCAACCGAGTGCTTCATTAGCATAATACCATGTAAGGTATTACCCTCTTGGCCCCTATCCTTAGCCTTCTGTACTTCCTTTATAAACTTATCAATCCCACTCTTTCTCATGTGGTTTTCAAGATCATACTCCTGCTCCAATAAACTCTTGTTGTCCACACCCTCGTCCACATTTGTGGAAATCATTGGCACATTATCCATCTATGTTTATTTGTATTTGATGTTCACCAATTGAGTTATACCAAGGCATTGCACCTTGTTTACACTAGTGGATATAGTACACCCAAGATCCTAAATCTTGCGTGTCTACCAATTCCACCACTCTCGCACTGTAATATCAAGCACTTACATATACAAGTTCTTGAATACTAGGCCACATTAGGCCACATCTTAGGCCACATGTGGTCCTCACAAAACTGCACATCTTATGCTTCGAGTTTATCAATGGCACTCCTTAAGTTTTGAGGTGCTAAATGTGAGTATCTCATGGTCATCTGTATGTCACGATGACCTAACAGTTCTTGTACCTCAGGTATAGGTACACCACGTTGCACTAACCTACTCGCAAACGTGTGTCTACAATCATGAAACCTTAAGTCATGGAGACCTAAAGTATTCTTCATCCTATCCCATGCTGATCTAATCTGATGAACCTTCAAGGTAAAGATATGATCTGTACTTTTTTTATCATACATCATCACACTTAGTTGACCATCGATTCTCTTGGTCATCGGGATAGACCTCGGTAAGTTTGCCTTGGTCTCCCATATATGTAGCTTACCGAGACTAATATCCCCTACCCTCAGGTTTAATAGTTCTGATCTACGCATACCAGTATCCACTGCTACTGTGAATAGTTGTGCCATCTGAATAGCACCACCTACCGCAACAAAGTGGTTACGAATATCACTCTCTTCCCTCTCAGTTATCCATCGGATCTTACCATTGTCCTCTTGTTGAAGAGGTATCTTAGGTAATGAAGTTAAGTACCCACAATCCTGGGCATGATGTAAGATCTTACTAATACAACATAGCCTACGATTTATAGTGGAGTTTTTCTTTCCCGATGCACGAGAGTCGAGCATATATTTAGTAAGGGTTTCAGTATTAATAGATGATACTAAAGTCTTACTACCTAAATGATCACACACCATGTTTACATTATAGAGCATAACCTTACGTGACCTACCATTAGCCCAATAAGTTTTGTATGTCTCATCACCTGCTTTCCTCAAGGTCCACTCACCTTGACTCGCAGCTTTAGTTTCGATTGGCATACCAATAGACATGTGGTACTTAGCCATTGCTTCCCAAGACTCAGCTTCAGCACGAGACTTGAATGACTTTCGGTACCTATCCCTACCCTTCCTCACATACGCTTCCCAACTCTTTCCTCTCTGCTTTATACTCATTCATTCTTCTCCAAGATTTCAATGAGTTTATTTTTAAAGTTCTCACCATCATCGGTGAGTGTGATTAGTTTCTCGGTACGGAACATAGGATTCTCCTCTGTCTTGAGTAACCCATGTCCATCCTTACGATGTCTCGTCACCTCAGTGAATGCCATCACATTACGTGATGCACTCGACTGTTTGACTCCCGACTTCATAGCCACTTGCTTAATAGTCAAGGGCTTATTCGGGTTCTGCATACTCGGATACAAATACGATAACATCGTAGGTATCTGCATCTCAGGATCTAAATCCTGGAATGCCTTGAGTACTAACACTAACTTTTTTAATTCATCCATAGTGTTTTTTTATAGTGGGTGTCCGTACCACTCACGTTTTTGATTAACCAGGACGGCCTGGTTAAATCTATTTATGTGGTGGTGGGTGTATGATCAGGAAAAAAATATGTTTGTATTTAAATCCAATATTATTTTTTCTTTTAAAGCCGATCTTTGAGTTGTTAAAGCGGTGGTGAATAGCCACTACGTCACCGCTGTCCATCTTGGGCGGTGGATTAGCAGACATCCACATCGGGTGTCTGAAAATCACACCACCTTGTGTGCGGTATTCTGAAGGTCTGATCTTTAATGTTTGCATATTCCACCTTTCTTTTTATTTGTTACACATGCACAAGTATAATCCACCTATGCAAGCAGTTATTGTACCATCATTATCTCTGTTCCAGAACCTAGTTCCATCACAGAATACCCCTACATTTCGAGTAACAAACAGTTCCCAATTTAATACACGTAATAACATAGCTACTCCTACTCCATCGTTCCCATTTCATCATATCGTACACTAGTGGTTGCTTTAGTCAAGGCTAATTTACTGAGACCTGACCTGACTCCACTAATACTGTATCATGCAAGCCTATACTCGCTTGCCTGAGGTCACTAAGTTCATGCCCGATAAGCTGAACTTGTTCCATGTGACCCACGTTATTATCTTCCACGATCTCTCCGACCTTGGATACAAACTGTACTAGATTGTGCATAAATACTTGCGCTACTTGTTGTCGTTCTACATCATCCATATCTACCCTGCTTTCCTTTCCTTGTCTTGTTTGTTAGCACCCTCAGGATCTCTGAGGTGTGCCCCTCGATCCCATTGATCAAGGGTATTTAAGCACCCATTGAGTGCATCTCGTATTTGAGTGAGCATGAGTCTCACCACCTCACGTTCATTGAATGAATGAAGTGATGACGTACTCGTCTTCTTGCTCGATTGTTTCTGTGGTCTTGGTAACGACCCTGAATCTGCCATCATAATCTTTACTCACTAGCTTGAGGACTAAATTAATTAAGTGGTCGTGGTGTAACTGTTCCACTGGCACCCACTGTTCACCTGACTCGGAGTAATACTCCACTCTCTTGTGTTCTGTCTTCATACTCGATACTCCCCTAAGATTCCCATACCCATACCATCAAAGTAACTATCGATAGCCTTATACTTCATCCGATCCTCGGAGAATATCTTGTTCGCTACCATAGGTTCAATGCCTGTCAAGTCACACCACTTGTGCTCCTTATGGCCCCAATCGTAGCCTACGTATCTACAATCTCTGGGGTTTCCCTCATCGTCTGCCCTAGTCATCCACTGACCTGGAATATAGTCAATGATCCTATCTGCTGTGGCTTTATTGCCATTCTTACAAACGATCTTACCGATGTATTGATTAGTGTGCATATAACTCCTTTCTACACATGTGGTTATTAACAGACCCAATAAGGGTGTAAAGCAGACACATGATCTCCATCATCGAAGTGATCTGGATACTGTTCTGCTCTATCGGTACACCATGTATTCCATAAGAACGCACATCCTCCTGCTCTCTCGCAGGTATCAAGGTAGTCTACTGCCTTTCTCCGCTTAGTCTCAGCGGATTGTCCTGCTGTCTGCCACCTCGTAGGTGTACCAATGGATGCGTCATCATCAGGGCAGTACTTCTTGATGTTATGCACATCCATACATCCTGCCCTACCCATAGTCAACTGGACCATGAATCCTGCCTTTGGTAAACCAAGTCCAGGGACTTGTAACCAATGGAGAATCATGTCCAACTCTGACCCTCTCTTCTTACTCTTTACGATCTTCATCGTACCATCGTACAACTCTTGAAGGTGAGTAGTCACATACTCTGCCCCTCGTTTCTTGTTACCCCATTGGTACTCCTTGGCACCGAGCAAACCATTGACACGATAGTCATCCATAACGTCACATAACATAGACGTTTGCTTACGGATACTACCACTTACCAAGGCATAGTTTTGCTCTAATCCCTGGGGTGACTCAAGTGCACGAGCACGACATATCGGATTGTCTCTTCTGAACATAGGCTATCTACTCCATGTTAATATTATTCCCATTCGATACAGCATCCTCCTGTCAAGAGGAACTCCCTATCTGTATCACTCACCGACACTAAGGCATCCTGAATTAAGGCACCATCTCTATACTCAAAGAGTTCTTCACTAGGTACTATCACTTCATGATGCTTTCCTTCCAAGCACTCACCATGAAAAGTATAGTGGTGCTTAGGTGTGTACTCCTCATCGTATTGGAGGAATCTATCTGCATACTTCATAGGCTTTACTCCGCATGTAGGTTAGTACCATTGTCGTATCCCTCTACCCAGAGGGTAGCTCCACAACTAAGTGGCTTTAAGGGTGAGGAAATCAATGTCCACTCACCATCAAACTTAACTCTATTAGCGTACCTATTACCCTTACTACTCTTGATTGTTATAGCAGGGTGATCGGTACCATTCTTTTTATTAGCACGAGCAACATATTGGTTAACATGTACCCGTGTCAGTAACCCTATACTTTTCGATGAAGTCATAGAACTCCCTCATTGATTTGTGTTCCTTGTACTCATCCTCTTGGAGATCATACTCCAGGTCCGATGGGTGCAAGGTGTGCTTAGGTTTACACTTGTGCACCCCGTGCACTTGTGCACCTCTATTCCGAATACCTTTCACTCACTCTCCTTCTTAGGGTTCTCAAATGCGGTGTCATCTACCTCTATCGAGGTCAAACCTATTTCACTCAAGACATGCTCAAGAATGAACTGTTGCTGTTCACACATACTCATATCATCAAAGTCTGGGTCCATTGACTCTCCTTACTTTTTCTTTTTGTTATTCATTTTGTATCTTCTGATACCCCTTTTACCCGCTTTCTTCTCACCCTTTAGCTTGCGTTCAATCAACATTAGTTGACGTTTGAGTTTACGCAATTCCATACCTTCTCTAATTGTCATATAGCCTTGTATATAGTTGTTTCTGACTCCCAACGGACACCATTGTCCACTGGATAATAGTGGTACCACTCTTCACCGAGTACCCACACTGGTTCATCACTCTCTACCTTTTTCCAATACACTACTGTGTCTTTAGTTAACCTCTTTTTGACTAGCATCCCTGGCCTTCTCCACACTTGGAGACCAGACATACCATCAAATATTTCAAACCTCTCATCGAGGTAGGACTCAGGGTCAGGTTCTCTCACTACTTGGTGGTGTACTAAGCGACCACCCTTAAACTCCTTAACTTCTATCGACATGCTCCTCCACATACCCCTCGTAATAATTCTTGGCTAACTCAAACCAGTTGATCTCTTGTAATCCTGCACCGAGGATGTCAGCTAAGAAACCATGATCATCGTTTAGTCTATGTGAGTTAACTTCTTCCATCCATTCCTTGAGGTAGTCTCTCAAACAAATGATATGTCTATCCTCAGGTGTAAGGATGTCATCCTCCCTATGTACATAGTGCTCTAACATCTCAGCGATTGGTTCTTGAAACTGATCGGTCCCATACCAAACATTGAAACACCATGTCTCATAGTTGTACCATCCGTTGTATGGTTTATGATTCATACACTCTCCTTTTGGTTTTGGTGGGTGAGGTAGGACTCGAACCTACAAGTGTGTGCACACGCCTGATTTACAGTCAGGTTGCTTATCCAGTTTGCATACTCACCCATATTAAATTGTCATAGAACTAATAATCTGAATTGGTGTATACGTGTACACCCTAGCACACTCTCCACACATGGAAGAAAGTGTGCCGAACTATACACTAGTCACCCCTAGTTCTAGATTTGTACACACACTGACCTAATCTTTGATCTAACTTATTAATTACATCATCCATATAGCTCAATGCTAATCTAGTGGTATTATTTTTATCATCATTCAACTCAAGCAAACAGGCTTGAGCCTCACACACTAAGGATTTAACAGCTATGATATCTGTTGATTTCATATCTACCTTTATATTTCAGATTAAAATTTCAAAGATCAAATCAAGTACAATCTAGCACACTCCCAAGAGTGTACCAGAGTGTACCCACTAGCACACTTTGCACTAGTGGATATTTAATGTCAATAGCTTTCCATGTTGGGATCAATACCCACACCTATCGAAACATTCACACCTCTAAGCCGATCATGCTTTGATCTGGCTTCCTTACGAGTCAAGATTGTTCCGTTGCCATACACTAGTGTCATATTCTTTCGGACATTAGCACTATTGCGTAATGCCCTCGGATTGCGACTCATAATAGCATCAGACTTACATTTTACGAAAGCCCCACTCGTTTTTATCGTACCAGTTTTACTGAGGATCACCCCATTAGGTCCGTGTGCTGATACCATAGGCTTACCATTGATTATTATGGTTTCCATAACTTCCTTTTTTGATTTGATTGTCAAAGAACAAATATTCTTTTATGTACGTTTTGCACTTGTGGTCACACTCAAGAACACAAATGAAATAATAGAATATAAAAGAACATGAATGAAACTTAAGGATATTATTGCATTTGGGATGCCAAAGTGAAAACATCAATGATTTCAAGGAGTTATGGTTTTGAAAAGATATATAAAGAATCAAAAGAGGCAAGATTTTCTAGGTACATTTTGCCCCATCGGCAAATCCTGCCAAAGGACGAAAAACGATAGATGAGATAGAAGACAAAGAACAGCAGATCTCAGATTCAAGTGATGAATCCTCAAGAATACCAGTGATTCCAAGACATCAGATATTGAATCTTGTGAATACCCAAGGATATCAAGGGCTTACACTGGTATGTGGCTAGACTTGTGGCCCCATGGCCCCCATGTTCATTAAATTGTACAAATGTTCACCAAATCGAACGAAGGGGGAAATTTAGATTTTAATGTATAGCGTAACCCCCTCGTATTTTTGTACCAATTTTACATCCATGTCAAGTGTTTCTCTTGGTAACCCTTGCCAACCACATGCTGCATGAACCTCTCTAGCTCTTGATCCATGAGTTCACCTTTGCGATCCCGTATCCTCTGGTCTGCATCGGAAGCCATTTGTTCCACCCAGTAGGCAATAGCCATACCTAAGGCATCCAAGCGGTCATCATGACTCAACGCACCTCGATCCCTCGTGATCCGAGAGAACTGATGGAACAACATATACTTAGCCTGTGTTTCAGCAGAATAGTTCTTGACAGATTTGTAGTCATGTTCTATAATACCCTTGTTTACTACTAGTCTATGTTGGTTACATACGGGTTCCAGCGTGTCTATTATACGTCTTTCCTTTTGTATATTACTTCTTACTTCTTCTATAGACACATTATAGACTTTATATAAGACAGGCTTGAGTAACTCTTGGAACATCCCGTCACCAAAGTTACTCTCGATTAACACTGCGTTTACCTTGTTCCTCTTAGCAACCACTGAGAGAAACTCTAGGTTCTCCTTTCGGTACCCTCCTTGTATCCCTCCACACTCTAGGACATAGAGGTAACCATTGAGCATCTTGACTACTGCATAGCCTGTCTCATCTTTACCTCTCCCACTAGGATCAATACTCAAGATAGAGCCTGAGTAGGAGATCCAATCTCCTAACAACTTTTGAGGTTTGTAGTAAGCATCACCAGGAAGTCCTACATTTGGTACATCAGTGAGTTTATCTTGTGGATCATTCGACCATATTGGTTTCTCTGGTGCTTTGTCTCCATCCAATGACATCACAATGAGGTCCGAGAGTTTCAATGGGTACCGATCTGCATCGCTCAATGACGTATCGAGCATATATTGCATATTGAACCCTGAACGACCATAGGACAACTCTCGTTCCAAGAGGTCTTCATCATCGAACCTCAATGGATCTGTTGGGTCTCCTTCGACCTTAGGGTCTCTCTCAAGTTTATCTAAGATAAAGGGAGCAAGTCTATCTTCATACTTCTCCCTCAACTTATTGTTCGGATATCTCCCAGGCCAGATACGGACTTGGTACCCTCGGTTAGGGAGTTGTTCGTACAAGGACATCTCGGTTTGAGGAGTCCCTAAGTAGATGATCATACCATCAGGCTTGAGGATAGCATCAAACTCCTTAACTGCCTCAGAGAGTTTATCTCTCATCATCTGGGTCATAGAGTTATTAGGAACTTCTACATCGTCTGCTACGATTAAGTCTGCTCTCGATCCAGCTAACTGCCCAGTGATACCTACGGACTTCACCGAGGGACTATGGGATGCTTTAGCAGGACCGACATCAAAAGAAATCTTAGATTGCCTCTGGTTATCCTTAGGAACCAAGTGCTGAAGGATAGGCATCTCGTGAATCAATCTCTGAGTAAAGGTAGAGAAGTCATCAGCCCTAATCTTAGAAGCAGAGACCACCAATACCTTTATCTGAGGATCATGGAGTAACCTATGGCATACATAGGCACTCGTAACGTAGGACTTCCCGACTCCTCTAAATGCTTCTATGACTCCCCGTTTAGGAGCATTCTGTAAGAAGTCAGCAATATCGTACTGCACTGGAGTTGGGTTAGGAAGGTTGAGGTGCCTCCAGCACATGAATAGGAAATTGCGGAAGTCCTTAAGCTCATTCATTTCTTTTTCTTCTTCTTCTTTTTTTGATACTTAAGTGCAGCAATCGCTACATCAGAAAGTTTAGGTGCAGATTTTAGTTTACCTGATTTTAATCCTTTAATTATTGGACCTGCTAAGTCTCCACCAGGACTAGTATCTAAATTTTTACCTGCTCCATATCTTAATCCAGTTTTAGATGGAGGCTCAGAGTAAGCTTCTTCTGGATCAAATTGTCTACCTTTAAATCGAGTCTGAAACTCTTTTTTACTTAAAGGTTTTAATTTCTTCTTCTTCTTTTTCTTTATCTTTAGTTTTTCACTCATGACTTCTTTTGTATCTTTAAGTAATTAGAGAGTTTCTTTCGTGCACCCTTGGGTTGTGCTACTACGTTACCTGTACCTCCACCTTGTCTCTTTGCCTTAGTAGATGCTGCATACTCAGAAGAAGACATGTTCTTGATCACCTTCGAGGGAAGATAGCGTTCACCTGTTTCCTTACTAGGCTTTCCTGATTTGGTCTTCCATTTCTGCTTAGACCACTTACTCAGTTTATTGGAACTCTTCTTACCTCCTTTGTATCCACCGCCTTTACTCTTGTAGATCTTGACTGCTAGTTGCATCGCACGAGCAGAGTGACCACCGAGTTTTGCCTTTGCTTGAGACTTCGCACGAATCCAGAGTCCAGGATTTGTCTTAGTGGCAGTACTCACATTCCTCCTCGGATGTCCCTAAGTTTATTTTCTTTATCTTTTAATGCACGGAATCCACAAGTACATGGGTTCTCATTACACTTAGGACATACATCATCATCATTAAATCTATCGAATATCATACCCATTGCTCTCTGATAACTAACTCGTTGTTCTCTTTGTTTCTGTGATTCTTTATCCATTTAGCATTTACAGTTCCACTTGCGTAACGATTTGTTTATTCTTGAGTCTGGATCTCTCGCAGTCTTCGCAGAGGTTAACCTACGTTTCATTCCACACATACGACTACAGAAGGATTTCCTCCGTGCCTTTCGTTTACCTTTAGGATCTTTTTCGGTAACTGCCATCTTGATATTAGAACCTGTGGCACGATTGTATTTGGTTACCCCTGCTTGCGTTAAACCACCTTCACGACTCTTGTGCTTACCTATTTTGAGGGATACGTTCTTGCTCACTTAAGACCTCTTCATAGAGTTGATGTATTGTGCTTTCTTCCTCGGAGACATCTTGTGGTACCCTTGAGGTAACGTAGGTGCCCCTGCTTTATTAGGTACTGCTAGTTCACCTGCTATCGCTGCTGCACCTCCTGCTCCCTTTGCGGTAATCTTGAGTGCCTTGAGAATCTTCTGCTTGAGGGAGAGTTTAGATTTCTTCTTCCTCTTCTTCTTCAACTCCTTAGCTTGCTTCCGTCCTACTGCAAAGTTTCCTCCTGCTTTCGAGAGTCCTACTGATGTTTTCTTAGGTGGTCTTCCTACTTGCCTTCCGTATGTTCCTGGTCCTTGTGGCATTATCGTATTACCTGCTTCATCATTTCACTATCACTCATAGCTTCCTTACCTGACACTGGGTTTCTCCCAGTAGCCTTCTCGTACAAGGTGTCGTATTCTTTCCTCGATCCGAGTTTCTTGGTGTTCTTGACAACCTTAGCGGTTACCTTCCCTCCACCTTTTTTATTGATTCCTGTGGCTTGAAGCTCCATCATCTTCTTTAAGTCACTTCCACCTACGACTTTTGATTTAGTCTCAGGTTTACCTGTTTTCTTGTTCTTTCTCTTCCGAGATGTAACTAGGAGCCATTCACTCGTCCTATAACGCTTCGGGAGAATGCTTAAACCTATCTTTAACGCTGTTTTTATCACGGGTTAGTGTGTTTGTATGGGTTACTCAATAAACGTGTGCATACGTGGATTGTATGAATTAGTGTATATATTATCAAACAACTCTAGCTTCTTTGATGTCTTCCTCAGTAGGGAAGGGCATCGAGTCTAGGAGTTGTGATAACGCATTGTTATTTGTGGGTACCGCTGTGATCTCATTGTCCTTGAGGAACTTGGCTGCCACAGCGAGGTCAGGTGCTTTAGCTTCACCACTCTTGATTCTCTGGAGTAGCTCTTTTGCTAAGGCATCATGTAGGTCACTTAGGTTACTCATGTATTCCTTCTGTATACTGGGTCTTTCCGTCTATCCTACTTGCAGTAAGTACTCGACCACGATTTTCTCCTGAATTGTTGTAACTGCAATGTATCCATCCACTCGTGGGATCTCCACTCTCATAATATTCCAGAATGAGTTGATCAAACTTAAGATTACTTTCAATCCACTTGCTTAGTTGTAGGTTATCAATTGAGGGACATTCTAGGTCTGCTGCCATTCCAAAGACATGCTGTGAGTTATCCCCACTTCCGATCTTTCTATTTAACTCTAAGACTCTTAATCCAGAGTTAATATTGACTCGCCCGTGTACCTCACGGATCGGCTGAAGTATTGCCGTGGTTAAAGCGGTGAGGCACACGAGTTGATCTAAAGTAGGAGAGTTATCAATGCCGTGACGTATAGCAGTTTGTGATCTAGTAAGTTCCTTCAATGAGAAGTTCTTACTTAGTTTCATCCGAGAAATTCTTTCACTGACTTAAATGTGTTCTCTGGCATTTCATCCACACATGCATCAATTAGCTTAAGTTGATCCTCACTAAGGTTATCTTCCATTACTTTTGATACGTGCTCTTTGGCTAATGACTGAGCTTGGTCTACGACTAACGATTGGATTACATTAAGGAGTAACGAGGCTACCATTTGCTTCTTCTTCTTCTATAGGTTGTTTAGGTTCAGGGTTATGTTCTGGTTCGTCATGACTAACTTCAAACCAGTGTTTACCTAACATTCCGATGATTGGTAAGAATGCACCGAATGCTAAGTTTATAAGGTCTTTACTTGATTGAGCTAGTTCATCTGGTTTGTTGACCATAGTAAACACAAGCCATCCAAAAAGACCAAAGGCAAGAAGACTAATAAGAAACCTTGCCCAAAATCTTAGTTTCATAAGTTGTATATGTGGGTCATCTTTTTGCTTTCCACCATTCTTTACAGTTGTTTTTTCTGTGACTGTTTCCATTATTTCTTAACCATTAATTCTTTGATTGCTTGTGTATTGGCTTCCAATGCCAGCTTAATCTGAAGAATAGCATCCGAGGATCTCTCGATCATATCCAAGAGTCTACCATCGTGCTCCTCATCTTTCTTCCAGAACTCTTCTCGTTCTTTTTTCGCTAGTTCACTCTGGTACCTAATGAACCAAAATGCAGCTATGATGACACAGGCAGGGATACCTAAGTCCATAACCATCTGATATAATGTACTTACTTCTGGCATAACTTCTGTTGCTTGTGTTGTTGTAGGGTAATTATAGTAAATTGAATCCGCTGGGTTAGGGCTATGTCCACTCATGTTGGCTTCGGGAATTTATCTTTTACTGCTTTAATCTTAGTTTTCCACCCATCTATATCATGGTAAATCTGGTCTAGCTGTTCAGGAATTGGGTCGTAAGCATCAGCTCGGTCACGTTGATATTGAGTGTCTTGTATCAACTTTTCCTGTTTTACTACCTCTTCTTTTATTTCTTCATCAGTAGGTTTATTTTCAGGTTCTATTTCCCATTCTATGTTTTCAATTCTATCCTCACCTAAAATTCTCCATTTACCGGTTGGTGATAATTTTATTAAAGCATTTCCTAACGCACTCATGTTTGTACCTCATAAAAAACGAGACTTGATGTTGTATTACTTTGAGGAACAACAGCAGATCCACTACCTAATTGACCTACACGCATCAGAGTCGCAATGGTGGTATAACCTCTTATTTTAACATTAAAAGCACTACCATCAGTATTATTTAAAAACCCAGTACCAACGTGAGGTAAAGGTTCTGTATTGTGGTATCTTGTATGCCAATATGTTTCTATTATTAAAGTGTTTGATGATCCACCCCATACAGCAAATTTTGTCGGCATCCCTCCACCTAAATTAGAATCAACATGAATACCTAAAATAAATATAAACTTACTTGAATTTGACTTTGGTGTAATTTGAGTGGCACCTAATATAGAACCTCCACCACTATGAGTGACTGCCACACCTCCAGCTGCATCACCAGTACCCCCATGATTACAATTTACGTTAGTTGCTGGTATATCTATAATCCCACCTTGAATGACATGACCAGCAGGAAAACTAACATCAGAATGCAAAGTAACAGCACTAGAACTAAGGGTTGCTAGTGTCTTAGTTGCTGATCCGTCTTTAATGGTATTAGCATTAAGCGTGTTATTCCCAGAACCATCGGTACTCAAAACAGTGTTCTGGGTTCCTGTTTTATTTTTTATAGTATCTACTTCGATTATTGAAGGCATTGTTGTTACTCTGGTTTATTGGGCCAAGTTGTGTTTGTCATAAATATTTTAAATTCTATAAAAACCATTGACTACTAGATAGTAAGAGCCAGAAGCATTAACTGGACTACCAACGATTACTTCGCCATTTGTACTAAAGCGTACAAAATTAGCAGTATCACCTTGATATGATACAGTAGGCATTTGAAAATTTTCAAATGGTCTATACGTTGAATTTCCATTAGTTGTTATTGTCTGTGAAGCTCCAGAAGGGGTACTTCCCAGTGATGCTTGCATAGTTATAAATACAAAACCATTAAACGAATAGGCTCTGAAATGTGATAATGACCAACCAGTATTATGCGTAAAATCGCTACTTATATCAGTAACACCAAAACTTCCTTGAACAGCTACGTTATTACCAACAGTCCCTGCACTAATTGTCCCTGCATTAGCTATCCCACCTGAAGCAGTTATTGCACCAGTAGTTGTTAATGTTCCACTAGCAGTAATATTTCCATTAGCAGTAATATTTCCATTAGCAGTAATAGCTCCACTGTCAGCTACTGTAACTGCATCCTGCCCTGTGGATGACTGTACTTTCCCTACTTTTATTATGCTACTCATGATGGTTTACTGGGCCATGTGATGTTATCTGGGTCCGTTTGTTTCGGTACGTCCCTCAATGCTTGTCGATAGGTTTTCATATCGTCACTTAATGTATTATCTTTTAACGATAGGTAGTCCGTTTCTGCTAACCGCCTATTGCGATCATTACGGATTCTTTTCCACTTCTTTGCGGTTTGATATGCGGTTAAAGCTTCATCATCTTTTACGATCTTAGATCCATCCCACTTGAGGTGGTAGTGTGTTCCTACTAAGTCTGAGACTATGTAACCACTTTGGTTAAAACTAATAGTATTATCTTCTTCGTCTTGATAACTAAGTGGTGCATCGGTTTCTACAATCTCGTAATCTTCACCACTAAAATCGGACACTGGTGGATCACCAGAAGTAACAGTTTCTAACCAAGTCCAGTATTGAAGTTTTGATAGACCTTTAGCTTTCCTTCTGCACTGCCATTCAACTTCGTGAATAGCTATTACTTTTGTGTCTTTTGTTGCTATAAACATTATAGTTTTACAATACTAAATTGATTTTTTTCAGGGTTAGTTCCTTCTACTGTGCCTGCATTACTCATAATTATTATATCACCCTTTTTTAATGTTAAAACAGCAGAATACGCTACTGAACTTTTTTCTCCTGATTCATGATCTGCATATTGGGAAACTACTAAATCAGGATCTATATAAAGATTAATACCTATTGAAGCTCCATCTGTACTGGCTGAGAAAATAACATTAAATTGGTAAGTACCTTCTTCTAAACAAATTAGTCGATCATACGCTATTGCAAAGGACTTATTAAAGGCGTTTAATCCTGCATCGTTTTGGCCCCTCCACTCGTCAAAAACTATATTACCTGCACTAGAATCGTGATCAATTTGACAAGAAACTTTTACTTGTGACAAAAAACTCGTATCCCTAGAAATCTGGTCCCAGCTACGTCCATCTGGACTACAAACTAAATTAGTCTGTTCCATGTTTCTGTCACCACCAACTAACTCATGAAGGTATGGGGTTTCAAAGGATTGGTAATGGTGAGAAGTGTGGATTGGGGTGGCTATATCAAAACCTGCTGTAGCTCCATTTTGACCTGTTACTGCGTTTATCCCCCAATTGTATAAACCTAAATCTTTGTTTGTAGCAATACTTTGATATGAGCCATTTGAATTACTATCTGGATCATCTGTAGTAGTTTGCGGTGAACTGTCTATGTAAATCTGGGATCTTGTAGGAGAAGCATATCCTATGTGTACAATATTAGTTCCAAATGAAGGGATTCGTAATTTCATTTTATCAACACCATCAGCACCACCATCTAACCTAAGACGAAATCCGCTTGCATAGTTAACATCTTGAGCAAAGCTAAATGCATCACCACCAGTTTCATTGCAGAAGACATCCCTTGAAACACTACACCTCCTAACCCCTTTACTAATTTTGTCTATTCCTTTAGACGTTTGAGGGACAAAATCTGCCATCAGCATATAGTCACATAGCACTACAGCATCTTCAGGGATTGGTGGTTTCTTGGGTTGGTGGATGGCAATATATTTAGCCCCATTAGGTGCAGATGTTGCTACAACAACTCCATCTATTGTGTGAATTCCGTTGCTTCCACTTCTTTCTTGTTTATATACATGAGTTCCGTAAGGTAAATTTTGAGCTATCGTATATTGAGTACCTATTTCTGTTGCATTACTAGAAGGTAAACTAAGCGTAAGACCAGTGCCTATAAAGGTAATGTAAAATAAGTCTCCAGATGGAGTT